GCGTTGAGTATCCCGATGCCTCATCCGGGGCAGATGAGGATTTTAGCGGCCCGGAAGACGTTTAACGCGGTCGCCTGCGGTCGTCGGTTCGGGAAGACCCACCTCGTCAACTGTGAACTAGCCGTCGAAACGATGGTCGACGAAGCGGCTCCGTTTGGCTACTTCGCTCCAACGTACAAACTGCTCGCCCAATCGTTCCGTGACATGGTGGTGAGGCTAAAGCCGGTCATCAAGTCAGCCAACGCGACCGACCGGCGAATAGAGCTGATCAACGGCGGGACGTGGGAAGGTTGGACGCTCGAAGACGAAGACGCCGGCCGTTCGCGAAAGTACAAGCGGGTCGCGATCGACGAAGCCGGGCTTTGCAAGAAGCTAGGCCAAATCTGGAACGACGCGATTCTTCCGACGCTTAGCGACTACAGCGGCGAGGCCTGGCTACTCGGCACACCCAAGGGGATGAACTTCTTCCATGAAGCATTCCAGCGCGGGCAGGACCCGACGCAAAGCCTTTGGGCATCGTTTCATGCTCCAACGTCGGCAAACCCGTACATCCGGTCATCGTTCATCGAAATCGCCCGCGCGCAAATGCCGGAACGGTCATTCCGGCAAGAGTATCTAGCGGAGTTCCTTGAAGATGCGGGCGGCGTGTTCCAAGGCGTTCGTGAGTGCATTGGTAGCCACACGCAGGGCGACCCTTGTAAGTTTTTCGGGCTTGACCTTGCGCGGACTCAGGACTATTCGGTACTCAGTGGTCTAGGCGAGGACGGGCGGCAAAACCACCTAAGCCGATGGAACGGCATCCAGTGGGAAGCGACGGTAGAACGGGTGGCGCGAGTCGTCGAGCAACACCCCGGCGCGGTGCTCGTGGTCGATTCCACGGGCGTCGGGGACCCAGTCTATGAATTGATTCGGCGGCGGCTTCCGAGTCATCGCGTGGTGTCTTTCAAGTTCACGCACGACTCAAAACGACAGCTTATTGAGAATTTGCAACTTCAGTTTGAGCGGCGAGCGATTTCACTTTTGAATGACCCGGTACAGACTGGCGAGTTGCTTGCCTACGAATACGACGTGACCGCGAAAGGAACCGTGACGATGAACGCACCCGACGGCATGCACGATGACACGGTTATCGGACTTGCGTTGGCTGCATGGGAGTTCCGGCCGAGACAGACAGGCTTCTCTATGGATCTCGACGATTGGCGAAAGGTAATGCTATGAACCTACTAAAAACGGCTACCAAGTGGTTGCAGGCATTCCGTCCGCAAGGCCCGAACCGTGGCCCGTCAATGTACCGTGCTACGCCGTGGCTTCGCAATTCGCGAATCAACTACGCCGAAGAGGTTGGCGATCCGTGGAACAATTCGATTGTCGCGACGTGCATTCAGCGAAAAGCGACGATGCTTCAGGACTTGGAGCTAATCGTCCAAAAGTGGAACCCGGCCAAGAATCAGTGGAATCGTGCTCAAGGTCCGCAGGTCGCTCAAGCGGTCAACGTTTTCAATCACCCGAACGACTATTACAACGGGAATGCCCTGATTGCTGGCCTTATCCTTTCGTTGGACACTCGCGGGCATTCGTTTCTCTTTAAGCGACGGGACAACGCGGGGCGGCTCATCGGCTTTTGGTACATGCCTCACAACTGGACGCAGATCCTAAGCGACCGTGACAATCCCGATGGGCTGAAGCTAATCACCCACTATCGTTACGTGGCCTATGGCGCGGGTCCGGTTGATCTGAACTACGAAGACGTCTTGATGACCCGCAACGGGATTGATCCGCTTGACGTTCGTTGCGGCTTCTCGCCGCTTTACGGTCAGCTTCGGGAAGTCAGCGCGGATAATCAGGCGTCGGGTTGGCTCGATACCCTTCTTCGGAATGGGGCGACTGGCGCGCACGTGATGACGCCGGAAACGGTTCCACCAGGCGGCACGGCTCCGACTCCGCAACAAATGCGGGATATGCGTGACCTGATCAATGAGACAATTTTGGACGCTCGCGGCCAAGCGGTTTACTTGCCGTTTCCGTCAAAAATCAATCCGCTAACGTTCAGCCCGAAAGACCTTGACCTTGGAGCGATTCGCTCGATTCCAACCGACCGAATTTGCGCGGCGCTCGGTGGCGATCCGATGGCGTTCGGGTTGCCCTCTTCGTCCAAGACCTACGCGAACCTTGCTGAAGCACTTGACGCGCTTGGTAACCTCACGGTGCTTCCGATGGCGCGGGATATGGCGGCGCAGTGGTCTCAACAGATCCTTCCCGAGTTCGGAATGGACCCGGCCATGTTCCGGTATGCGTGGGACACTTCGGCCGTATCATGGCTTGCCGACGAAACCAACGCACGAGACGAGAACAACCGAGCAAACTTCCTAGCGGGCATCATCGACCGCTACCGGGCTAAAGAGGTGATGGGCGAGACCCCGGAAAGCACTGATAAGGGTGTGACCTACTTTGACCTTCAGGCGCGGGCGTCGGGCATCGGCGCACCAGCGGACACGGCAAAGAAACAAGGGCTTTCGGATTGGGCTATCCGCATGGGCGAAGCCAACCGGAAACGGCTAGAGAATGCCGGACGAACGCCGGGCATCGTCACCCACAAGGTCACGCGAGACAAGCTGGCACAGTCAACGCATAACCGGAACATTAATAAGATGGACCGGGCGATGATGAACGCTTTTGACGACTACAAAGCGGGGAAGCTCGATATCGAAGGGCTCAAAAGCGAGCTGACTCAAGCGATCTACGACACCCACAAAGTTCAGTACACGCTCGGGCTCCAAACGGGCGGAGCGACGCCAACGACTGACCAAGTTGCGAACTTTACCAAGACCACGACCGACGTAGAGCAGGAATTCCTGCTTGGCTTCCTTCAGGACATTGAAGACGGGCGGTACAACGGCGATGACGGGTCCCTTGACATCGAAGGGGCACTTCGGCAGCGGGCAGGGCTCTACAGCCTAAAGACCTCTTCGAGCGCGTCAGCGGGCTTTATTGCCGCCGGAACGCCGGATGAAAAGTATGACTGGCAGTTGGGCGTTGCCGAACATTGTCCGGACTGCCTTTACATCGCGTCGCTTTCTCCTTTTGATGATTCGACCGCGTTTACTCACCCTCGGGAAGGGAACACGGTTTGCCTTGGGAATTGCAAATGCCGATGGGTTCGGGTGTCGGACGGACTAAGCCCGTTTGGACCAGTTGAATGAACATGAACGAAAAGAAGACCGCCATTTTCCACGCGCTTGGTGCGATCAAGGATAACCAGATCGAAGTCACAGCTTCGACCACGGGGACCATGCTCCGTATCGGGTGCGTCTTTGCGCCTGGTGCATTTACTTCGGCGGCGCTCAAAGGGTTCGTGAACGATGGCGCGATTCTGGTTGGTCACGACTGGGATGATCTCCCCATCGGTATGCCGATCTCGGCGAAGATCCAAGGAAACGAGCTGGTGAGCGTTGCCCAGTTCCACGCGACCGAAGCCGGTCAAGAAGCTCGCACGATCGCTATGGAGCGAATGGGCGCGGGTAAGTCGGTCAGCGTGTCCATCGGCTTCACCCCGGACTACGGAACAATTCAATACTTCAATTCGGGCGCGGAACTTCTCAAAGCCATCGAAGACGAGGGTGGTGACCTCACGCAGTACGACGCCAAATCCATCAAAGCGTGGAAATACTCGTGCAACCTCATTCGCAGCGTCACCGAGCTTTATGAGTGGTCGATTGTGCTGGTTGGGGCGAACCATCTTGCCAAAGCTCGACAGGTCCAAAGTCTTAACGGGGATTCAGCGCATGGTCTGGATCTCGAAACGCATCTTGAATTCTCGCTTGCTGGGATTCAACGAGCACTCGACGTCGCCAAACTCCGCGAACAAAACGGACGACGGCTTTCCGAAGATCGGCAATTGATCATCCGGCAAATACACGCAGTCTCGGGCTCCGTGCTTGAAATGTCGGTGAGTCCACCCGAATTGGAAGAGGACAAATCAGCGAGCATCGAACTATTGCGCCTTCGGTCGCATTCGTTGTTCCTTTTGCAAGAGGATAAATAAAATGTTGAAAGAGCTAATGGAAAAGCGCATTAAACTTGCGCACGACATCCGGGGCTTTATGGAGAAATCCAACGGGACCCCCAACGACATGACCGAATCGGATAGGACCGCTTGGACTCAGGCGGTTGCTGACTTCGACAAACTTAACGATCAAATTGATCTCGTTAAGCAAAGCGAGCAGGCCACGATCTTGCTATCTCAGCCAGCGCCGGGCTCCGGTGTCGCGTCTGGGGCGCGTGCTGATGCGAGCGCCAAGCAAAAAGGCAAGAACATCGACCACCAGTTCCTTGAAGTGCTGAAAAGCGGCCACCGAAGCGAAACCTATCGCCAGGCATGGCAGGAAGACGCGAAACTTCACGCTTTCAGTGAGACTGACCTTTCTGGCGCGGGGTACTTCGTGACGCCTCTTCAGATGGCCGAGCGAATCATCACCAACGTTGCCAAGATGACCTACATCCGGTCGATGTCGGAAGTCTATTCGGTTCTCGGTGCTGACTCTCTCGGATTTGTCACCTCGTCCGACCTGAATGATTTCTCGTGGGTCGCAGAGACGGCGGCGGTTTCGGTTTCGACGGAATCGACCATCGGACGACGCGAACTACAGCCGCATCGTGGGTCTAAACTCATCAAGCTTTCTCGCAAGCTCATTCGCAACGCGGCCAACGCTGAAGCGGAGTTCATGCGCAAGATCACAAGGTCACGAGCCTACACAGAAGAAAAGGCATTCATTAGCGGAACCGGTGTGGGTCAGCCGCTTGGGTTCAACGTCGCTTCTACGTCGGGCGTTTCCACATCGCGAGACGTGTCCTCGGGCACTGCAAATACGGTCGGTTTTGACGATATCGTCAACGCTTATGCTCTCATCGAAGCTGGTTACCGTGGAGACCTAACGTGGTTCCTTCACCGTAACATGGAAGCCCGAATCCGAAAGGTCAAGGACTCCAACAACCAGTACATTTGGTCCCCGGCAGGTGTCGGTATGTACAACGCGCAAACGCTCGTCGGCGGAATGCCTTCGACGATCTTGGGTGTTCCCACGGCCATCTCTGAGTTCATGCCTGACCCCGGCGTCAGCGGCAACATCACCACGGGCACGTACCCGATGACTCTTGCCAACCTCAAGTTGGGTTACATCATCGTAGACAACCTTCTCAACGAGATCATTCCCCTTAACGAGACTTACGCCAACTCCAACGAACTTGGCTTTGTATACAACTTCGAAACCGATGGCGCACCGGCTCAAGAAGGCGCGTTCGCACGGGTCAAGGTGAGCTAACCATGTTGACAACCTTCCTCCTCGATTCGGCCATTCAGCACGTCGCTCCCAACGACGGCGCTACGACCACCTACACGCTTGCAGCGGGCACGACCGACGTCAACAGCGTTGCCGTTGACCTTCAGGGCATCGGGCCGGTTAGCTTGACCTTCCTCGCGGTCTTCGGGACAAACGTTGATACGGGTACCTTCACGTGGAAATTGCAGTCTTCGGACGACAATTCAACGTGGGCCGACGTGACCAACGCAACGCAGTCGTTCACCGATGCTTCGGCAAACACGGCGAACAAGATGCTCGGAATCGGCACCACCAACCCAACCAAGCGGTACTACCGCGTGGCGATCGACCGGGGAGTAGCTAACACGGTCATAAACGCTCTGCTTGCGATCATGGGTCAACCACGAGCGAAGCCGTACACTCAGTTGACGACCGCCGGGCAGTTTATCGCTGCTCCGGTCTCCGTTGCGTAAGCCCTAACCAGGCTGACGACTATCAGGCCACTCCTAACCGAGTGGCCTTTCTAATTTATGGCTGCACCGACCACCACTGATCTAACCAACTTCCTGACGACGATCGGGGTAACTGCGTCGGGTTCGGCTGACCTATCGGCGCTTTTGACGTCGGCCACCCAGGAATTCGAAGAGAAGACGGGCCGCCAAAAGTTTGAGGGCGATTCGAGCACGACGGCGATCCGGTACACGCTTCCCATGCCGACAGGGAAGAACATTCGGCTCGTGATCGCGGATTGTTGGGCGATCACAGAAGTGCGCACCGATTACTCCGGGTCTGGCACGGGGACGGTACTTGCCGAATTTGATGACTACATGGCGCGACCGTACCAATACGCGCAGCTTGGTCGACCGGTTGAAGCGATTGATTTCGTGACTCTTCCAAGCGTTCAGCCGGGCTCGATCCTCATCACCGGAAAGCTTGGGTATGCGTCCTCCATGCCCAAAGCGGTGTTTGAAGCAATCCTTTCGCGGGCGGCTTCGCAATTACTGATTCAGCAAGCGGGCGAGTCGGGCACCGTTGCCGAAGAAAAGCAGGGAGATCGAAGCGTCAAGTACAGCGCGGATGACACCGTTTCCCGGCTCCGCGGCGTGTTTGATCGGGCCGTAGCGCGATACATGAAGGTGATTGGCTAAATGGCATGGCGGTACCCGAACACGGTTGCGGTGGCACCTCAGACGGCGGCGATTGACGGGACCACGAAGCTGACTGCAAACCCAGTGATTGGATCATCGGTGAACGTGGCGTGTGACTTCCAGAAGCTGACGCCAGGGCGAGCGTTTGAAGATTTTGGCGTCCAGCTAAATAACCCGGCTCGGATTTTTGCGGCGGCGTCTGACCTGACCAAGTTCCCTCAGGGGGCACGGGTCACGTTTGAAGGCATTCTTTACTCTGTCGTGCATTCAATGAAACGAAGCAAGGGGGCGACGGCGCTCGACTACGCTTTGGTCGTCATTGAAAGGATTAATAACTGATGGGAAGACCGCTTACCGAATCGGTCTTGGTTGACGTTGCGGCGGCGATCAAAACGGCTTGGTCACCGGCTCAAATTGAGATCGACCGGCCCCAAATCGCGGCGGATAACTTTCCGTATGCCCATCTGGCGATATCAAACATGACGCGGTTATCGGGTTCGCCGACCGAACAAACCTATATGTACGAGATCCGGATTACCGGACGATTCGCGTATTCCAGTTCGTCAACCACGTTGATCGGATCCGAAAAGATCGCTCGGGCAAACGACTTGATTAATGCGCTCATGGGCTCGACCACGCTGAAGGCTCCAAGCTACGGGACGCTGCAGGACGTGCCGACGATTGAGTACGACGAGCTGGACGGGACGAACGATAGGGCCTATGAAGTGCGGGCAACCTATCAAATCGCTATTACCGGCACGATGAGGCCCTAGTCATGGCGCAGCACACGAACATCGCTTCCTTTGGTGCAGCAATGGAAAAACGGTTTGCTCAAGTCGGAGTCACGGCTAAGACGGTTCACAAAGAACTGTACGACGGCGGCAAAGACGATCACTTTGAGTTCACCGCCGGACAAATTAAAACGAGTGAACTTCGGGCGGCAGGTCATCCGTTTGCTCGGGAAGGACTAGCTCAACGCGGCAATCAGACGTCAAAGCGTCTCGCCGGGAAGCGTGGTTTTCGGGTCAACCTGCTACCCATCAACGAGCAGACCGGAGCCCTTCGGCGTTCGTATTTCGAGACACCACCGCAAGGCAAAGACCAAGTGGTGAAGATGGGTTTTCGCATCCGATACGCCCGTTTTGTTCTTTCGCCAACCGGCACCCGAAAGATGGTCTCTCGCGGCTTCTACTCTAGTGGCGGTAAGCAGGGGATTATCCGCAAACGCCACAAGCTACGTCTCGCCGTCGCTCAAAAACTCTATCGTCAGCTAATCAGGAAAACATAAAATGGCAACACGCTACTCAGGACAGGACATCGGCATTTTCACGGCTGGGGGTATTGCGCTCGTTGCCGCCGGGACCAACTTCACCTTTTCGATGACCAACGAAAAGCAGGACGCGGGGCTAATTGCTCGACTCGGAAAGAATTCCCAAGGCGTTAAGGCGAACTGCAAACTATCGGTGGATCTTGCCTCGGTCGTCAGCGGAAGCCAGCGCGTCTCTCACGTAAACGTGACCGCATTCACAATCGGCGGCGTGTCTTACCTCAACGTGCTCAAGAGCTTCACGCTCTCCGGTTCGTTTGAGCACGTGATGCAAGCAGGCGTTGGGGAGAAGTACGGGAAGCCTCAAGTCACCGCTAAGGATTATCAAATCTCGGTAGATATCGACGTTGAATCGGACGATGCCAAAACCCTATTCGACTTCTTGGGCGGGTCCGACTTTTCAAACAATGATCAAACGGTCAGCATCACGGTTAATTCGGTCGTGCTGACCTTCGCCATGAACTTGAATGAGGCGACGTTAACGGGCCAACGGTACGCGCTTCAGCAAATCAGCATGTCTTTTGACGGAGGAGATCCAGGAGCGGGCGCTTATCCGGCAGCCCCGACCGGCACCAGTACGATTCTCGAAAAGGCGTTGAACGCACCGACGACGGAGGTGTCGTTCACCTTCCAGAACGCGCTTGCGTCCGATACTCACGGCATCAAAGCCAGCGGAAACGCGGTCTTTGATTCGTTTTCTTTCAAGGTCGTCGACGGGCAATTGGTGGAAGAAAACTACAGCTTTGTAACTTACAGCACCGTTACGCTGGCGGCATCGAGCTAAACATGGAACGACACGACATCAGACCAGATTGGAATGACCCCGCTGCAAACGGCGGTTTTGGCGGCAAACGAGATGTTTCACGTGAAACAGTTCAGGAGCCGCAAAATGTGACCGAGAGCGAGAAAAAGGAAGAGGTAACAAATGAGCCAAACGCTAAGCCCTGAAACCCCTGTTGCCGTAGACGTTGATTCGCTTCTTGAAGCGTTTGGCGCTCCCACAACGTTCGAAATTGCTTTGCCCAACGGCGGGGGGCTGACCTTCAAAGGCTTCGGCTCCTACGCAGAAAAGAAGGCTTTCGAAAAAGACAAATTGGGCTTTGTCAAGCAACTCCTTGACGCAAAAGCGGCGGCGGTGAAGGCGGGCAACAATGACCTTCTCCCGGCCCCATTCCGCGAACTTGGGGACCTGGTAAGCCAAGAGAACGTAGAGGCGGCGTTCACGCTTCACCGGCTTTGCCTGTCACCGGGCTTTACCCCGGTCGATGCGTTGCGGCTGACGTCGGCCCCTCACCTGATCTCTTACGTGATGGATCAGATCACTTGGTACAGCTCCAATTTCTTGGTGAACCTGAAGAACGAGCTTTACGGCGAAGCAAAAAAAGACTGAAGGCGAATCCGCTCCTTGCCTTAGAAATTGAGGTGAGTGGGCGGGTCTTTGGTTGCCACCCCGAAGACTTGACGCCTCGGCAGGAACGACAGTTAGTGGATATGGTCAGTGCGGAAATTCTCGCGATTGAAAGCGGGCGAAGAGGGATCTTGTAATGCCAGATGAAGTCCTAGTAACCGAGTTCCGAATGGTTGACCACTATTCGGCCGGGGTTCAGAAAGCGAGCACGGCCACGAAAGGATTCCTTGCGTCCGCTCAAGGGCTCGGCGCCGGCATGGCCAAAATCGGCGGCTTTGGGCTTGCGGCGGCGGCGGGTGTTGCGGGGGGCGGCGGGGCGCTATTGGGGTTCGCGAATGCGGCGTCGGAGTTGGCGGCGGGTATTGCGGCGGGTGTTGCGGCGGGCGGCGGTGCGCTATTGGCGTTTGCGAATGCGGCGTCGGAGGCGTCGGCGTCGTTCGATACAATGAAGCGGACGTTCGCCGGTGCGCTCGGGGGGATTGAAGCTGGAACGCAGGCGATGTCGTACCTGGAAAGCTACGCGACCAAATCAGCGTTCGGGTTAGAGGATCTGGCGCGGGCGTCGGCACAACTCGCGGCTTCGGGGCTTGACGTTGGTCGATTCTTGCCCATCATTGAGCGGTTTGCGCTCGTGACGTCGGGCGTAGATCCGCAGGGGCTAATTCAGGTTGCAGGTGCGCTGGCACGGGTCAAGGGCGGGTCTTTCGGCGAAGCGTTTGAAGTCTTCCGTAAGGCGGGCGTAGGCGCTCAAGATCTACGCGCTCAGGGTGTCGGCGTGACCAAAGCGGGCGAGATCCAAGGCACGTCGGACCAAGTCTTCGACGCCATTCAGAAGATCAGCGAAGGGCGATTGAAGACCATCGCGGACTCAATCAGCGGTGGCGCGGAAAACATTCGGGCGAACGTCTCGGACGTTGCGGGTCAAGCGTTCAGGCAGATCGGGGACGAAGTCAATAAGCTCTTGTTGCCGTTCCTTCAGTCGTTCACGGCGGATATGTCTTTACTGGTGAAGTCGGGTGTCGTGCCATTTGTCGCTGGGCAATTCCTTGGTCTTGGGTCCGGGCTCAAATCAAGTAGTACAGTTTTTGAAAATTTCTTTGTCGGGCTTGCTCAAGCGTCGATTCGACTAAAGTATTTTGTTGATTCTATTGGGTATCTAGTTGACATCGTAAAAGTAAGTGCTTCGGGAGGCCGCGACCAAGAAGCGGTCGACCGAGTCTTAAAGTTTTCCGCTGGTCTCAAAAGCGGCATACTTGATTCGCAGCTGAAGTTGTCGGAGGCGCAAATACGGAACCGGTTTAGAAATGCGAGGGAAACTCCAGACGGGCCAGCGCCAACATTTCCAACCGTTCCGCAACCGGACGCACTCACTCAAGACCCTGTGGCGCGGAACACGGCGAAACTCGTCGACCTTGCCCAAAAGTCGCTAGATCTCCAACGGCAAATCCTTGGCGGCGGCGCTCGGGCGGAAGAAGCGGCTTCGCCCGTTCGGATCGGCGCGGCGCTCGGAACGAATAGTCCGATGACTGGCAAGCCCGAACGGCTGCTCCTTCAGTTCGCAGCGGAACTGAGAGCGGAACTGCTTGGGCATCAGCTCGCCATGGCTCGAAACTCAGGTATGCCCAACCGCGTGGCTAGGCGCTAACGAGGCGGCAACACAAGCCCGCATTGCAGGCACTGAACATTGATTGTCCCGGCAACTGTTGACGGCAGGAATAGTCCAAAAATTGCGATGATCGTCGCCAAAATTATGAGCACGATCCCGTAGGCGCAAATGGTCACGAGGCCAATTAAGAAAAGAATCCCGGCGACCCTCAAGAGGTAGGTGCGCCACGAGTTCTCCACTCTATTTTGAGTTTGCACCAGTGCCGGTCGCTGGCATCTAGGGCAAACATTGCTATCCATCACGCCCGCATTCTAACACACGGTACCTATGCCAGACGCGCTAACAGTCCTAATTGATACCGCGCAACGACGGCTTTCCACGCCTCGGCTCTCAATGACGGCGGCCAAGTTCGAGTTCAATGGGCTCGCGTTTTCAGGGACCTACATCGAACCTATCGGCGGGACGGTGATGCTCCAACCGGCTTGCTTTACCGATGCGTGGGACACCTCAAACACCGGGGATACCCTTCGGCTCTCACTCTCGGATTTTGGCATCACGGCGTCAGCTTCGGAGTGGCAGGTGGCGAACAATCGGGGCGCGGGCAATGTTCGCCTTATCAACCAAAGCGGGCTGACCGGCGGCGTTCGAACTTCGATCAGCACAACGGGGAGCTACGCAAAGAATCGGGCGTGGTTCGTCTCGTTCTACGTTTACAACATCGAAGGCCAAAAGGATGGGATCTACTTCGAATGCGGTTGGTCCAACACGGGCGACGGAACGGTGGGGCGCTCGCTTCGGTTCCGAGTGGGCGGCATCGTCGAAGTGTGGACGGACGGTGTTCAGGTCGGTCAGTACACGATCAGCAACGCGACCCAGGCCGATACCTACGCATCGTTCATGGTCCTGCCATTCAGGAAGCGGGATCTGCTCGTTCTCAACATTGAAACCAACGACGGGTTTATCCACACGTTCGCGGACATCAATGAGACGGCTACCGACCCCGTCATTCTCGGTGACACGAAGTTTTGGGTCAACGTGCCAACCGGCTCAATCAATATCGAGCTTGCCCCGCTGAAGTTTGCGACGTCGGGCTACGTGACCTCTTTGCCGATCTCCATGATGGTTCCGCCACCGACCGGCGCAACGCTTGAGGCGCGGACAAACACCGGCGTGGGCGCAAGCATCACGAACGCCATGATCCTCGGTGATCAGCCTTATAACGGCACGATTCCCGATACGGTCAACAAGGTTTCTGCCTTTGTTCCGGTCAAGACGGACGCAACCGCGTACACCCCTAATAGCTCAACTCGTGACCTTTTGATGAAAGTCAGCATGGTCGGAAGTGGGATTCACACCCCGTTCCTCTATGGCGCTCACGCGGCCTACGCTCCAACATTCGCGAACACGAGTGCAGCGGAAGAATTTGACCTGACGCCCTACATCGTGCGAGACCCTTCGCCGATGCTGACGGTCCCCGATGAACCCGGCGGCGTGTCGTTTACGTTCTCGCTTAAAAACCCTGAGACGCTTGGCGCTTCAAACGTGGCAAAGCTGTTGACTCTCGGAAATCGACCGGTAAAAGTCAAGATTGGGAGCAAAGTCATCATTGACGGCGTGATGATGGAACCGAGCCTAACCGATGCAGTTTATGACGGGGCCCGGCGGCTTTCTTGCGAGGTTCGGGACCGGCTTTACCTTGCCCAACACCTTCAGTTTCGGGAGCGGATTCCGCTTGACGGCCTTCCCCTTTCGGATTCTTCCCCGGCGGTCACTTGGGATTCGATTGTCAGTTATCTGTACTATTACTTCGGCGTAAACCTGTCGGAAATGAGTCTCCAAAATATCGGGTTTAACCTTCCGGTAATTCCTGGCAGTCTGAACGACGATCCGTTCAATGCGGTCATCGACGTCAACGCGAACCCATATGATGAGCTGGCGCGGCTTGTTTCGACCTACGCGGCGGGCTACCTTTGGGGACTGAAACCGGGGGGCAGTGGGCTCGTTGCCATGTTCCTTGATCCTGACGCGCTTTCGTCGACCCCGGACTACACCTTGTACCGAACCAGCGCGGACGCGGTAGCCGCTTCAAAGCCAGCGCGAGACGTGTATTTCAGCTACACCGAGCGGCCGCTACCGCTTGATGCCAACGAGGTTCGAGTTTCAGGCTATGACCCAAGACTGAAGAAAGCAATTCAATCGTACAAAGTCAGTGCGGCTTCTCAGACGGTCAACACGGATCCTAGCTCACGCCCTGACAATTGGGTAGGCGCTCCCCTTGTTCTTGGGCTGACTGACCCGCGAATTACTTCGCAAGACGCGGCAACGAGGGTAGTGACGGCGGTCTTCCCTCGCGTCTCGACTCGATATTGGATCTCGAATTGGACGAGCGAAATGCTCTTCAAAAGTGGCGGCTATCCGATTTGGCGCGGTGACCTCGTGAGCCTAAACGGGCGCCGAAACGTGCGGGTTTCGGCGTTCACAGTCACGTTCCATGTTGAGGACTCGGGCAGCGTGTGCGTTCGATCGGCAAGCTACACCGGTGGAACACTTCTTAATCGCGGCGGAAGTGACCCGGATAGCATCATCGGTCAGCAATCCCTAGCCAACTTTAATCGGTCAATCGTCTTCCCCGGCGGCGAGTTCATTGCCAAACAAACTTCGGTCAAGACTTACGCGGTGCCCTAAATGGCGACATTCAAGACCGGACGGCAGCGCACGATCGAGTTTGCGGGGACGCTCGACGGCTACCATTCCTCGCAATGGGTTTGTGTTACGAATCCTCCGACTGACCCGGACCCATACACGGTCAACGAAGAAAGCTACCGGCGACCGTCGTTTGCGATGAGTGCGCTCGGGTGCGAATTCGGTTACGTTTCGAGCGAAGGCGGCTCGCTTCCCCCTGCCGGCGCGTGTACGCCTCCAGGCACCGGAAACGTTGGTAACCGGTGCTATGCGCGAGTAACCGGGCTGACGGGTACTGGGACGCTCAACGACGATCATACGGTCGTCACTGCGAGGTTTGCCCGGCCTGGTGGCTTTTCTCGCCACATTACCGGCACGTGGTCGGTATCTGGCACATTTGAAGAATGGTGCGAGATTTACTACCTTGACGAGGTTGACGCGGACGGGTTTCCAAAAGAACCTTTGCTTAATGCGGGCGATGACACCGTGCTCGACGGGTTTGGCGACGGGCAGAAGGACGGAATCAAAGGCTATGGGATTCGGTTTTTCGAAGTGTCCAAGCGCGGGACGGCAATTACCGCGACGATCTCGGTCGACGGGAATAGTGCCACGGCATTCGTAAACATCACGGCGGCCAATGAGTTTGAGTTGGTGCGCACGTTTGGCTACGGCATCGACTACGGTTGGCGGTGTGTTGCTCGGGCTGACTGCTTTCT